GAGGTTCACGGGGTGCTTGAGCGGCAGGTTCCAGATGGGGAAGGTCTCAAACTTGGCGTAGCCCGCGCTCACGCCGTGTTTGTGCTCGTGGTAGAGCTGGGAGAGGCACGTCGCCATCTTGCCGCTGCCGGGGCCCGGCGCGGTGACGACGATGAGCGAGTGCGTCGTCTCGATATACTCGTTGTGGCCAAAGCCCTCGTCGCTCACGATGTGGGCGACGTCGGAGGGATAGCCCGCGATGGGGTAGTGGCGGTAGTTGCGAACGCCAAGCGTGTTGAGACGCTTGATGAAGGCATCCGCCGCGTTCTGCCCCGCGTACTGCGTGATGCATACGCCGCCGACATAAAGCCCCAGCGAGCGGAACGCGTCGATCAGGCGCAGGCAGTCGTCATCATAGGTGATGCCGAGGTCGCCGCGCACCTTGTTCTTTTCAATGTCGTTCGCGTTGACCGCGATGACGATCTCCACGTCGTCGCGCAGCTGCTGAAGCATGCGGATTTTGCTGTCGGGCTGGAAGCCGGGCAGCACGCGCGAAGCGTGAAAGTCGTCGAAGAGCTTGCCGCCGAACTCCAGGTACAGCTTGCCGCCGAACTTGCTGATGCGCTCGCGGATGTGCGCGGACTGCATGGCAAGGTATTTGTCGTTATCAAAACCGATTTGTCCCATCGTAAAAAGCACCCCGTTTTCAATTTACACATAATATATGCCTATTATATAGAACGTACGGAGGCTTGACAAGAAATGTGCCCGCAGAAAAATAGATGAAAAACGGCGGCGAATTTCTGCTATTTTCCCCTCTTTACATCAGCGAGCTCTTAGCGTATGCTATAAACAGTCTCTTTACGAGGGGAAGAAAAAATCCGCACTTTTTTGCAAATGTCAATAGGAAAGTGTAACAAAACGAAAAGATATTTTTAGACGGTCTGCAAATAGCCCTCAAACAGCTGTCCGGCAGAGGCCCAGCCCAGCAGTTGGCGGGGGTATCTGTTCAGCCAGCTTTCCACCGCCTCCACGTCTTTTTGGGTGACCTTATCAAAGTTTGTTCCCTTGGGGAACTTCCGCCGGATCATCTGGTTTTGTTTTTCGTTGCTTCCTCGCTCACTACTGCAGTATGGGTGACAGTAATATGTCCGGGTGCGCTTGCTCTCACAGCGTTTATATACGGACCGTTCGATCCCGATATAGTCCGCAAACTCGCTTCCGTTGTCCATGGTAATAGATTGGAATACCTGCGGGAAGCGGGCACCCCATTTCCGTTCCATGGTGTCCAGCGCACGGACGACGCTGGCCGCGGATTTATCGCGGATCAGGCGGATCACCTCCATGCGGGTGACGCGCTCGGTCAGCACCAGGAGGCACTTATGCCCGCCCCTGCAGGAAACCACCAGATCCATTTCCCAGTGGCCGAACTCCTGGCGCCCGTCGATCTCCGGCGGGCGCTTTTCTATGCTCTCACCCTTGGGCTGCTGTTTCGCCCGCTGGACGTGCTTGGTTTTCTTCTTCCGCCGGGAACCCTTGAACGGCAGCGCCTTATTGGTCAGGCGGAGAAAAACTCCCTTGTCAATATAGGCATAAAGGGTTTGGCGGCAGATCCGCGTTTCAAAGCTGCCGTACTTTTCCGGGTGGTCCTCAATCTCATGCAGGGCTGCCTCCGGGCTGTAATTGTCGTCAGCAATCAGCGCCTCCAGGGTTTCGGCGTACCGGCGATCACTTCCAATTTTCAGGGGGCCGCCCTTGGCCGCCATGTTGGCCCGGTAGCGGGCTTGTGACCGCTCCGGTATGTACTCGGTCACTTCGATATAATCCGCGTTCATGTAGGTGTATGTCCCGCGTTTGATCTCGCGGCAGACGGTGGCGGCGCTGACGTGCAGGGCCGCTCCGATCTCGCGCATGGTGGCGCCCTCTTTTCTCATTCTGGCGATCTTGTTCCGGTCAAACTCCGTCAGGTGCTTATATCCTTTCATGCCCGTGCCCTCACTTTCAAAAAAATATGGACGGCGCGGTGCATACAGCACTCCACGCCGTCCTATTCTTTGCCCAGCAGCCAGTCCACGGAAACCTCCAGAACGTCCGCGATCACCACCACCTCAAAGTCAGCCACAAACCTGCCGCCGTTTTCGATCCTGCTTATCACGTCCCGCTCCACAATGACACCAGCCAGTTGCAGACGCCGGCAGAGATCAGACTGTGACAGCCGCGCCCGCAGGCGGGCCTCCCGGATCCGGTCACCGCATATATTTCTTTTCCCGTGGAAATCATACGCTTTCATGGGCAGCCCTCCAGGCGCGTGGTAATGTTCAGCAGTTTTCTTGATATTAACACATAGGTTTCCACGAACCCGTGTTAATAATCAGCACCGAAAAATATTGAACACTCTGGAGGGCAAACGCCGAAACGCCCCCGGCGCTGTGTGCGTCGGGGGTGTCTTTACTTCGTGATTTTCATTAAATCGTTTGGGGTGCAATCCAGCAGCAGACAAAGCCGCTCTATTGTTTCCGTCGTTACATATTTCCCGTCCCTCATTTTTTGCAGGGTACTTTGTGACAGTATATTTTCCTTTCGGATCCGGTATGTCGTGACGCCCTTTTCCTGCATTTTGTCAAATGCCCCCTGGTAGCTGATTGCCATAATATCCACCCCTTTCTGTGCTTCATTGTAGCATTTTGTATGCACCCTGTAAAGTGCATATTTTAGACAAATTGCAGCACCTTTTTTCGTGCATATCGCCACTTGATTATGCACCCTAAAAGGACTATAATATAGACAGTTCAAGAGGAAAGGGGGTGGTTGATATGGCAAAGAAAAAGCGCCGTAATAAAACGGCGCAACCCGCCAGAAAGTCCGACTTGCTGGCCGACATTCTGGCGGGCGTTGTCTCCGGTCTGATAACAGCGGCAATCCTCAAATTGCTAAACTGGTAAAGGCCAGGGGTGCGGAGGCCCGAACCTCCGCACCCCAACTATAAAGCATAAACCACTAAATTGTCAAGGGGGTGGAAAAATGAAATACCTGCTTTTTATGGTCATATTCGTGGCGGTGTTCGTCCCGCTCCAGCGGTTGTTCCGTAAACTTTTCAATGGGAGGAAATGAGAATGGAGAAAACGGCAAAAGCGGCCCCGGCTGTTACGCTGGAGGCGGTCACGGTTCCACTGGCCGACGGGCGGCGCGGTATGGTGTTAGTCCTCACCGATGAATACAGCAGAAAAACAGTCATGCGGGCCATGCCTGCCAGCAGGTGACCCGCAGAAGAACCCCGACGCCAGGGCAGCGCCGGGGTTCCTTTTTTATTCTGCTGCGGTGGCTTCCGCCGCGTCCGCCGGTTCTTCCAATGCGGGCGGCGTGGTTCCGCCGGTCTGCTCCGGCGTCCCGCTCGTTTTACTCAAAACCAACTTGGACAGCTTGGAAAAAACGTCTTTCGCATACAGCACATAGGCCGTCACCATGGCCAGGTTGGCAGCGGTGGCCACGTTGACCGTTTCGCCGTCAATGTCGATTGCCACAATATCGGGGTTCAAGCGTCCCGCTACATAGAAAGCGACGAAACAGGCGGCAATAATGATCCCCTTAATGACACCGTTCCGGCATTTGATACGGTCGAAAGTCCCATCAAAAAGGGCGTTCAGGCTGCCCAGCACGACGTTGACAGCCACCAGGAGAACCAGGCCAATGGCCAGGCGGATAATAGTCTGTTCCATTTTTACCTCTCATTCCTGCCCGGTGCTGTCCTGGCCATTTTCGTGGCACCGCGGAAATGGCCAGCTTTCGCATTGTCTCCGATCACAGGGGATCGAACCGTCCCAGCGTACCAGGGCCACCAGCCAGGTGACCACAGCGGCCAGGGAAAGCACCCAGGTCAGCGCCTTGATAATAACCATTCCAGCACCTCCGGCAAAATTATTTGTTGATGGTGATAACCTGGCCCACATGGATCAGGTTCGGATTTTTGATCCCGTTGTCTGCTGCCAGCTTGGCCACGGTGGTGCCGTACTTCGCGGCGATACGGGAAAGGGTGTCGCCGCTCTTTGCGGTGTATGTACCCGCCGCCTGGGTCGTCGGTTTCGTTGGCTTGTCCACCGTCCCGCCGGACGTACCGCCCAGTTTCCGGGCGATCATGTCAAAGTCCGGGGTAATGAAACCGCGGATATACCGCCCGTTCACTTTCATGGTGCGCTTGCCCACCTTGCCGCCGTTCATGTTTCCCTCTGTGACCACAAAGGTGCCGCCGCCCACCTTGGTGACAATGCCAATGTGATCCGGTGCGCCGGTGTTGTCGGTGGTGGCGTAGTTGGCCCCGTCCTGCCAGTCGTACACGCAGGCGTCGCCCACCTTGGGGGTGTATGCGTCGTTCTCCGTCCAGATCCCTTTTTTCTTGGCGATCTCGACGTACTTTCCCACGCCGCACTCCGTCCCGGTGTACTCCGCGATCCCTGCCTTGATGTACGCCGCGGAGGTCGTGGTGGCACAATGGGCGTCACCCACCTGTACGCGGTAACCTCTTGCCAGCGGCTTGTGGTTGTTGTAGATGTTCAGGATCTCCAGGTGCTTGGCGCTTCCTCTGGTTGCTCCGTTCCATGCGTTGATAATGTCCGCAACCTTTTGGCGCAGTTCGTTTCCGGTCATATTGTTTATACCTCCTCACAGGCCCGCGTCCGGTGGTTCGCCGGTGCCCGCGGGCGGTTCCTCCGGGGCAGGCTGCGGCCCGCTCCCGCTCGTTCTGGCGGCCTCCGCCGCCGTGTCCTTGTTCGTCTTAATCCAGCCCATGACGCCGTTTTCCAGGCCGCACACGCCGAACACGCAGCCGGTCAGTGTGGCAGGCTCTGATCCGGTGTGCCAGAAAACCACCAGATCGGCCACCGTGTACGCCACCAGGAAAACCGCCTCCAGCACCAGGATTCTGTCCATGGTGCCCATTTTCTTTTTAGGCGGCTTCCGTTCCTGCCGCAGTGTCCGCAGACGCTTCCGCAGGTGCTTATACGCCAGCCGGGCCACGAAATAGCCCAGGAGGGCACCGGCAGCCCACGCCGCCGCGGCCACAATGAATATTTTCACGGCTTCCCTCCATTACAGAAAATCGTCTGTTTCCACGCACTCACGGTAAACGTCCAGGATCCGCTCCGTGGTCACTCTGGTTTTGTTGTTCTTGAAATCCTTGTGATCCTTGCAATAGATTTCGTAGTCGTCAATATCGGCCAGGATCTGCTCAAAATGTTCCTGACTGTGCCGGGTGCCGTGTTTTACTTCGTCCCCGAACCGTAGGATCCGGTAACGGCAGTTTATGGCCTCCTGCTCTCCGTCCGCTTTCCTCATGGCCTGCACCTCGGTTTCCAGCCTGTCCACCTTGGCGATCACTTCGCTGTTGATCTTCCGCCCCAGCCAGGCCAGGAACTTGGAAACGGGGTTGATCTTCACCGGGGTAATTTCGATAAACACGGACACCAGCGCCACCACGGTGATGCCGCCAGCCAGCGCCTGGCCTACGCTCACGGTGGACAGCATTTCAATTAGTTTTTGCACGGATCCACCTCCCCCATGGCGGTATCGTAGTCCCGCCGAACCACCGCCATTTCCTCCTCATACCGGAGGGCGTCGCGCTGGCCCAGCTGCACCGCCATGGCCTTGGTGATTTCATTCTGGCGGTCAATGATCCGGCAGAGGTCCGCCACCAGCTTCATATAATCCATGGCAGCGTCACCTCCTCGCACCGATCAGCCCGGCGACGTGTTCCAGGTCTGCCCCGACCGTCCCCACAAGGCTGGCGGCTTTGATGATGCTATCAGCGTCGATGTACATTCCCGTTCTTCCCCCTCCGTTATCCTGTTATCATCCACAGCCCGACCGCGTGCCACAGGCACACCGCGCCGTACACGACCGCGCAGATACGCA